CAGCCAACCTTTTTCCATGTTGTTTAGTATTGACAAGTAGTCATCTTTAACCGACTTATCAGTTCCAAACTTCCATAGGTAATATTTGCGAAGCGTTTTATCATTAATGCCATGCTTATCTATTAGCTTTTGAAATTGCGCATTAGACAGCGTGCAGCATACGTTATTAGGCTTCTTGACAGTAGCATCCTTTCCCAAGTTTACAAGCTCATTAACCGATTCTCGGAGCTTTTTTATCTCCTCTGTTTCAGGAATATCAGTTATTGCATTTTTCGCAACATGTGAATGCTTAGTCTTGGGTTTTGCTTCGCTGTTTGCTTGACATTCTGCTTGAGCTTTTGCTTTGTTTTCTGCTGTTGTTTTCCCTCCCTTGCTTCCTGCATCCTTAGCATGTTGTTTTTTAGCCATCCATTTTAGGTAAGCAGGCGAGAACACAGATCCATCATCAGCAACATCAAACAGCCCACTGCTAATGGCACAATCAATAAACCTGTCATAATCTGCAAGTGTTATTCCCATAGCCTTTGCAAACATCAGCTTGCCCTTTTCCATATAAGGAGATTCAAGCTCAGTGATCACTTCCAATGCCTTGAAATAAAAAGCATATCCGATATTCTCACCTAAGTATTCGTCAAGTTTTAATAGCTTGACATCATTCCTGCCCGTTGTGCGGTGTTCAAAGTAATAGTAAGCCTTTCCGTCAATCGTCTTTGGCATTTGACCCGCCATTAGCAATCCAGATATTGATTGCATCAGAATCAAACCGATAAACACCGCCAACTTCAGCAAAGGGAATAGGATTGACACACTTCTCTTTTGCCTTTGTGATTAACCGCCTAACAGTCATTTCATTTACGTTCAGCTTCTCTGCTATTTCCCGAAGGGTTAGCAATCGTTCATTCATTGTAACGTCCTTGTGTTTCCTAATATTTTCTTGATTTTCTCTCTGTTTTTTGTGGCTTGTTTGCACTGATAACACCTTACATTATTCCCATTTATGGAAACAGCAGCATTAAACAAAAGACACACGGGAGCAAGTGTCCTGTCCGAAATGTCCTCATAATGCAGGAATCTGCAACAGGCACACTCATCACCGCGAAAGTCAATTTCCACATTGACATTGATTGTTTCTCGATCTTGCATATAAACCTCCTTTAGGTTTCGATGCCACAAAAACGCACATTGCAAATTCTGTCAAGAGAAATCTGCAAAACTATAAAAAAGAATACAAAGCCAAGCAAAACCTCAAGCAAACACATCGCCAAACTATTAAGCAAAACCTCAAGCAAAAAGGGCAGTAATATATAATATAGAATATACAATATAGAATCCATAATTTAGAACTCATAATCCAGAATCAAATACAAGCATTCGCTTGATTTGATACATATAGTCCATCCACGATTCCAGCTTGACAGAAAAACGGCATTATTAGATATTGACACCATGAAGCAACAAGGCGTTTTTAAGACAGATGGCAAGCAATATGAATCATGCGTAACATGCGCAAAGAACCCATGTGCGCTAATTATCGCTCTTATTCACGCAGAGCCTAAGTCAACCATTTGCAGCAATTACCAGACACGGAAGCCTGAACAGGCAGAGATAAAGGGATTAACGTAATGGCAAACCCCAAGTGGACAAAGACGGAAATACAGGCTGTAACCATTACAGATGATGCAGTAATCCGCATTAAAAAGCGCAAGACACCACATAAGCCATTTGTGATAACAGCAAACTATCCTGAGTATAACACCGGATCATATATCGTAAAAGCATACAAAAAGAACTATCGCTTTGCCAAGCTACAAGGTGCTTTAGACAGCATGAAAACTGAGTTTATCGGGTGGAAAGCAAAGTATAATATGCTTGCAACGCCTGAATTTATATTAACCAATGCAGATACGCAAGAGAACCTTACTCACTTGCTGGGGATTGCATGAGCAAGTTAACCGCAAAACCAAAACCGAAAGGGAAGGCAACCAGCACAAAGCCTAATCCAAACCCTGTCAAGCACACCTTTGAAAGCATTTATCCGCTTGCGTTAGAAGCATCACTAAACCAAGATAGCGCATTTATATCTGATGTGATTTCATGTTTGCCTGTTTCAAATGGCAAGTTTTATGAGGTTATGAAGGGTCACGAGACTGAAATGGAGACCCTAAAAGACAACCTGACACGCAACAAAATAGCCATTAAGCAGAAGCTTAGAAAGCGGTGGCAGGATAGCGACAACGCCACATTGCAGATAAGCCTATACAAGCTGTTAAGCACCGATGAGGAGTTTGCTAAGTTAGCGAACTTTAAAGAAGATAAGCACGATGATAATAAGCCCCAAGTAACCGACTTTGAATACACGGTGATCCATTGAAAGTAAAAGCACGAATCAAGCTATACAAACACCAGCATGAGTATGTGCTTAGTAGTCATGCAAGACCAGCAATCATAGCTGGTTATGGTGCTGGAAAGACCTATGCGAATATCCAGCGCACCATGTATCTACTGAAGCTAAGGCAAGGCAAGGCATACATATTCTATGCAGCCCCGACTTACGATCTTATCTTTTCTACCTACTATCCCGATCTCATTAACACACTTGACAGCTATTGTATCAAATACCATGAGGATAAGCAGCATCACACTATCATAATCGACACACCGGAACTGCGTGGCACCATTAAGCTAATATCCCTTGAGAAGTATAAGAACCTGATCGGATTCACAGCCACAGACGGCATATTGGATGAGTTTGACGTTATAGCTGTAAACAGGCAGAGGGAAATCTGGACAAGGGCATTGGCACGGCTTAGAGGGTGTGATAATGGCACTCTGTCAATCACCAGCACCCCCGAAGGGCATAAGCTCTGTTACGAACTGCACAAAGCAGGAACTATAAAGCAGATCACGGCAAGCACTACCGATAACAAGTCCCTGCCAGCTTCATTCATTGACGATATGATGCTTTGCTATGATGAAGCACACGTGGCAATGTATCTGAATGGTCAATATATGAATCTTGCGGGCTTGCGTGCTATGTATAATTACCGAGAGCATGATATTATCCCACCGGTTGACACAGACAGCATACCTATCAACCTGACAGTGGGGATGGATTTTAACGTTGACCCTTTCTGCCTAACAGTGAGCTATATGAAGCCTGCTAAATACGAGAATGGCATAATGATTGAAAGGGAACGCAAGATCACTTTTGACGAGTTTTACATACACAATGCTGGTGGCTGTGATGGTTATGGCTCATTTACAGATAAAGCTATGATGCTGTTATTACAACGCTATCCGAACCAATGGTATAAGTCCAATATTGACAATACAGTTGAGAAAGTTTACAACATAGACATAAGACCAGACATGACAGGCAAGCACCGCTCCACGTCAAGCAACATCACCGACTTAACCATACTAAAGAAATACGGCTGCACTATTAGCGGAACAGTCAACCCGCCTGTCTCAAGCCGTCTTAAGATTGCCAATATAGCACTGCAAAAGAAACTCTGGTCGGTAACAAGTAACTGTGTCAATCTGATAAAGGACATGGAAATGTGCGTTACAGATGAGCATGGTGATCTGCTAAAGGATAACACAGTAAGCAAGGATCGGACACACATGCTTGATGCTGTTACTTATGATGTATTTCAGGAATACCGAGAAGAATTGTTTAAGAAGCCACAGGGGAACAGAATATGATTGACTTAATCGCTAACAGCCAGATAAAAGCCAAAGTGCAAGACGAAAGAGACCGCATGCGTCAAGCTGCCATTGCCATAGACTTTTACAACGGCAAGCAGAAAGCTTACATGGAATCTGTGATTGCTGCGATCTATCCCAAGACTTGGGAAGATGTAAAGAACTACATATCCTGCTCTGGGCTTACTAAGGCTATCATAGATCAGATCAGTGTGCTGTTTGTTTCCCCACCCGAGATTGACATAGACTTTCACCTTCCAAGCGAAGCGGGACAGCCAAAGCCCAAGCTAACCGCTTCGCAGGAAGCTATCCGCGAAAGGCTTAAGGCTATGCTGGTGGCTACCGACTTCTGGAAAAAGCTCATTGCAATAGACAGAATGGCAAACCTGACAGGCAAGGTTGGTATCTGCCAGCATTGGCACGAAGCAGATAAGCGGGTTGTGGTGGACATTATCACACCGGATAAATGCTTTGTGATTCAGGATGCAGAAGACCCCACCAGAGCAAGCGTAGTGTATTACGTGATAGGCAGAGACACAGACCCACGTCTTGCATCACCTGTGAACATCTATGCCAAGTGGACACGTGAGACGTATTCAGAAGTCAAGCTAAACGAGAATCTGCAAGAGATAGAAACCGTAAAAGGCTCGGAAATACCCAATATCTATGGCAAAATTCCCATTGAATGGATAAGCCCGCTTATTGAGGTTGACAGCTTTTGGGTGGATCACGGATACCCCATTGTTGACGGCAATATCAACGTCAATCTGAGAGAGAGCAACCTTGACATGGGCTTAGACTATCAGATGTTCTCTACTATGGTCACGAAGGGGCTTAACAAGCCTGAGACTACCATACTCGGAGTAACCAGACGGCTTGACTTGCCCGCTTCCGATATGGGGAATGCAATCAATTCTGATGCTTATTACATCACCCCTGATGCCAAGCTGACAGAAGTAAATGATATTATCCAGACCAAGAAAACAGGCTATGGCAAAGAGAACGGATTATCCGCAAACGCTTTCAACCAAGATATGGCAAACATCACAAGCGGATATCAGCTCATGCTTACCGAGAGACAGCTTGGGATTGACAACGAGCTACGCAAAGAGATATATCGGAACAGCATCATTGCAGCGGTTAAAAACATGATCACTTGTTACAACGCCAAGTCGCAAGAGATAATCCCACCCGATAGCGATATTACGCTTTATTACGTTGACAAGCGGTTTGTGTCCAACCCTATTGAGGAAGTGACGCTATTAGTGACCAAGCTAAACGCTGGTCTTATATCCCTGCCTGACGCATTACGTGAGCTTGACCCCTCACTATCACAAGAAGATGCAATGGCAGAAGCCAAGCGCATACAAGCCGAGAAGCTGGAGCTTTCTGGTGGCATCAGACCGATA